GCCAAGCGCGAACGATCCAGTGACCAGCAGCGAGGCGATCACCCACACCTCTACCCGACGCCACCAGCGCCGGGCGATGAAATCTCTGACGCATCTTTCCATCAGTTGAGCCCTCCCAACTTGGTACGCAGGCGGGCAATCTCTGCGCTCTGCGATGTGACCTTGTCAGTGAGTTGAGTTATCTGGCTGGTCAGGGCTTCGATCTTCCCCTCCATCCGACCGACAGCAGCAGCGAGTTCGTTGCGCTCTTTGGCGAACTGGTCGGATCGGGCCTCGGCCTCTTTGCGAGCCAAGCGCTCAGAGTCGAGCAGTTCGTTCAGCCGGCGGACGGTGCCGATATCAGCGTTGTCCATGGCGCGGTCTGTCGCATCCCGGGAGAGGAATTTCCTCAACCACAGGAAGCCACCCAGCAGGATTGTGCCCGTACCGCCCAGCCAGGTAGCTGTGCCTGGGCCGAGGTCGGTTGGGTCCATCTTTACCTCTGAAATAAAAAGCCGGTTTGAGCGGCGTTAGTAATTAAAAAAGGCCCTGCCAGTGGCAGAGCCTAAAGCTTCAATTAACGAGATTAGCTCTCAGGATTCGCCGCGCGAAGAAAAAGGTCACGAACATAGTTGTTCCGCTCTTCATTGATCCCAGTGCGATGAGACTCATCTGCCGCGTTCGTCCAATTTCGTTGCGCAATAGCTTTCATCAGCGACGGAAATTTTTCCCGAAGCCCAGTACCGCCCAAGTTGTAGTACATATCGTGAATAGCGATACGGGCTGCTGAAGGAAAGCTACCATAGCCAGAGAACGCTCGGCTTAGTGCAGCGAAGTCAGACTCAACCACATCTCTCAACTTGGCGTCAATTGAGTCTTGTTGAAGATAGAGTTCAGTGAAGTCCTCGTACCAGTCAGCGGAATGACTAACGCTCTTGTCATATTTTGATGCAATCATTCGCCACTCTGCACGCTTTTGCTCTTCAGTCGCCGGATTATCGTCAAAGTCTACGAACGGGTAACCGACAGCAGCACCTTCGTTGGCTAGCAAGAATCCAACCCCGGTGGTCACGTTTCCTTTAGAGTCAACATACATGAAATCCTTGTCACCCTCGTGAGTCTTCAGAAAAGGAAGTAAGCTTTGGAGTTCTGCGGTTGTGAAACTCACAGCTTTGTCTTCGGTCGGGAACTCAAGCTGTAGCGAAGCAACAATTGAGCCCGCCCCCGAAACAAGACCTGCAATTTCGATTTGGCAATCGAGATTCTTAGTCTCCGGGCTCTTGAAAGTAGCCGTGTAACTCGCGGACCGCCTTGTGGGCATGGTGACAGAGAAGCCTCCACCGCTATAAACACCAGTTTCCTGAGTGTCGACATAAGCGCCTGTGTCGTCCTGAACTTTCAAACTGTAAGACTTTGTGAAGATCGGCGAGCTGCCCTTAAGCAACACAATACTGACACTTGTATTATCGTCTTCCTTTCCTTCCCCACCTTGAACTTCGTAAACTGAGAAGTGAATAGCAGTCTGGTAGTCCAACTGAACAGTGGCTGTACCAACACCTGTTCCCAGCGCGAATATGCCGCTAATCTCGCCCGGATACGCACTGTCATCGGTTGCGCTGAAGGTTAGTGCCTGATTACCTATAGCAACCTCGACACCAGACGGGGAGCCACTATACGAAAACTTCGCTCCGCAGATATTTTCGTCTTCACTTTTAATTGGTTTGGTAACTAAATTCATTTTTTAAACCTTTTGAACAACTAGAGGATGGTTTACGGCGATTGCCGCTCTCATGTCGCTCAAAGGCGATAGCTCGAGGCTCGGGGCCTTCACATGATTCAACGTCCCGCATCGGGAACATTTGATCTGGAGCTCGGTATTCTCGCCCACTCGGGCAAGAAGTCTTTTGCACAGTCCACATCTGAAATCTTTCAACATCTGCAAAGCCTTTTGGTTTTCTGCTAGGCTCCGCCCCGCTCGCGCGAGCAGTGAGGGTCTTGGCTGGCTTGCAGGTACACTCTGCGATCTGGCGGCTCCCTTGGGTGTTACCGCACCCTCTGGAGTCGCCCTCTCTTTTTTCGCTACAACGCAAAAGCCCCGAACAATGTCGGGGCTATTTGGTTTTGAAACTCTGGAAAGGCACACCCTCCCCTAAAGGATTCAGGCATGGCTATTGTTCAGATTTATGAAGGCCGCAATGACAGTGGCGGCGCGACATTCCTATTACGACTTCCAGAAATCTGTTTTTCTGCACTTCCGCCAGCGCTGCAAGAAGCGTACGAGTCGTCGGAGTTCACTGAGATTGACCTAGACCTTGAAAAGGTCGACCCGTTATCACGGTATGACAAGAAGATCCTTGCAGACCTGAATTTGAAAGGGTGGTCCGCCTGGTCTCAACCAAAAATGTCAGTGGAAAGCCACGGCCGAAAAAAGACGTAAACGCGAGCATAAAAAAGCCCGGCGGTTAGGCCGGGCTCTTATGGAGGATTCATCCTCATGTGCAGCGGGGTACTTGACCACTTGCGATGCAGCTACACCAGATGGCAGAAACTGTTGTTGCTAATGGCGTGAAAATCATTGCAATAACACTTTTAGTCATAGTGAAACCCTCCTGCGCAAACAAACCTGTTGCGCTCAGCATTGTTGGTGATGTGTACAGACTGGTCATAAAGACCGTTAAAGCTATCAACAATGCCATCTGGGTTCGCGACATCGCGGGATTCGAACCAGCGTTCCCCCGAAATCTTTAGCCAAATCTTCTAATTCACTTGGACAGGTGGCTGACATTACTCCTTTCCTGATTTATTGTCAATACATATTTAAAGGCATGTGTCAACACGAAAATCAAAACCCAATAAAAAGCCCGACGCATCGGCCGGGCTTCCCGAGCAAGTTGCCGTAGGCAAAATACTCAATGTAGGAAAATGATGCCGCCAGCCGCACGGGAAGTCAAGCGGCTTCTCTCATGTGGTAAATAACGGCCCCAATTGGGCTCAAAGCCATGCGATCCAGGTCCTCGCAGCAATCAAATGACAGGCGCACGAAGCACTCCCAATCCCGGTCCCAGTTGCACGATTCCAGCCTCACGCCGAACTCGCCCATCAGCCACGAACGGAAAGCCTCTGGCTTGATCAGAGGATCGTCATTAGCCGACTGCCCGCCCTGATGCATATAGCGATACCGGCGCATCACTCCCTTCACCACATACTCCAGCTTTTCCCGCTTGCCGGCAGTCATGCGCTTGGACTTCGAAATCACCATGCCGAACACCACATGCTCTGCCGCTTCGTTTATGTCGTCGTCACGGTTGGCGGCATACATGTACTCGCCAAACACGCGTACTTGCGGGTGCAGCTTGGCGATTGCCGACTGTATATGACCGGCCAAGGCACTGTGCATCGCGTGGTTGGCAGTCGGCCCGCGCTCTGTGCCCTGCACTACCACGCCGAGCTGAACAACGTCAGAGGACTGGCCAGGCGCTGGAATGTAGGTGCAGTCATGCCACGCCTGACGTGCCGAGTGGATTTTCATGCTGCAGCCCTCTTCAATTCTTTTGTCATTGCCCGGTACTTGGCTGTCAGGGCTTTCAATTCTTCGATGGTGTACTTCTGGGGCTCATGAGGGCCTTCGAGCCATTCCACGTTCACGATGCCGATCCGGCGCACCAGCTCGAGCCGGTACTCAACGACGTTGCCAGACTTGTGCTGATTGCACGGAACGCACTGCTTGTGGCAGTTCAGCGGCTCGAAGCGCAGCGCAGGGTTACTCCCGACGGTCCGGTAATGCCCGGCGTCGTACTTGCCTTCGTGGTGCCGGCCGCAACTCACGCAAGGCAGTGAGGCATCGCGGTAGCGCACCCACTCGTTGAACGCCTGCTGGGTGTCTTTCATGTGGGCGCTACGACTTTTCAGAGCCTCCTTGCGAACCTTGATCTCCCGACGCCCCACTTCGGCCAGAGCCTTTCCGGCGATGGCCCGGCCCTTATCCGACTGACCGTGAGCGATGGCGCATTCAATCTCCCCGCACACAGCCTGGCCTGCACGGGCTGGCGTGAACATCACCCGGCAAGATGGGCAGCGCTTGCGGCGCGGGCCGCCCGACATGAGCGGTGCTTTGCGTTGCAGTGGTGTGCGCTTCATGCGACCTCCGGGATGGCGCGCGGCCCCAGGTACAGTGGCTTGAACTCTGATAAATCATGGCCCTTGGAGTATTTCGGCTGGACCCAACACCAGCCTTGATACACGGCGACCTCTTCAGATCCTGCAACGGCTGGGTCGTCGAACAGCGCCCAACAGCGAGACGTTCGAAACCCGGATATGCGGAACTCATCCGGGGTAAAGAACGAGTAGTCGGCAGGCTGAACCTCAACGCGGTACGCAGATGGCCGGATCATGCCGCCACCTCGCCCAGCAGATCGGAGAACACCACACCGTGGCGGATGAAGTGCGCGACGATGCGGTCCGTGTACTGGATGCCCTGCGCACGATTGAACAGGCTGGTCACCGGGAAGCCATCAGGACCGAACAGGTGGCAGCCGCCCATCATGTCCAACTTCTCCTCGTAGGGCAGATGGCGCATGACCCGATACCACTCGGCTTGGAACCCTGCGTCCTCGTTCAGCAGGATCTGCACGCCTATGTGCAGCTTGCAGTACTTACGCGCCTCGCCTGGGTCGCCGACCTGGGTCATCTCAGAGATGCGCTTGTACATTGCGAACCACAGTGCGTTCTGATCAAGCGTGCGGTCCTTGCCCGGGCGGAGCGACACCACGACGAACTTCTTGTCGCGGAACATCGCCGTCATGCGTGTGACGGCTTCGGTGAGCTTGGATTGACAGTTCACGCTGATTTTGTCGGTCATAACTCCGCCCTCTTCGATTGCAATTCCTCGGCCTGCCGCTGGAGCAGCGCGAGGCGGTCGGCCAAATCATTGGCGGCCTTGATCTTCAATTCGTGCCTGCGCTTGGCCGAGGCCTTGCTCATTTCGCGCATGCTGTCTCTCACCGCCTGAAGCTTTTCGCGAACGTCCGGGCTTGGGTTGGCAACCTGCCCGGTGATCAAGCCAGCAATGGCCTGGCCGTCCTGCGTGACGGGCACCACGTTCAGATCAGCCAGATACAACTGCCCGCGCTCTTGCGGGATGCGCTGCATCTGCACGGCCTTGGTGATCGCCTCGACACGCCGATTGGCGTCGAAGCCGACGGAAACGTGCCAGTTGACGCCCTTCTGGTCGATGCGGGACTGGGTCACCAGTCGTTCGTAAGCGCTCATGAACGCCATGCGCGCGCCGATCTTGTCACCAGCATCAAGAACAGGCTTTGCGGCCGTCAGAGCGAGCTGGATCTCGTCGGTGAGCACGACGGTTTCAAATTCGTCGTTGGTGGTCATGGCGATGGCCCATGCCTCGTCCTTACCAGGGTGGCCGTCGGACGACTGAACACGCTGAAGAATGTCGGCCATGGCCAACTTTCCCTTCACTTCAAAACGGCAGGCCTTCAGCGCGGCTTTGACGATCGGCACCGAGTAAGCACACAGGTCTTCGGCCATTATCGCTGCCGTACCAGGATTCATTTCCTGCCCCATGGCTTCAGCGGTTGCGCAGATGGCGGCCGCCAGTCCTGCGACCTGCTGATCGTTCATTTCAGAGGTATTCATTGCGGTCACCTGCTTGGCGTTTGGCCAGAACCATCTGGGCGGCCTGCTCCGCTGCGGATAGATTCGCCTCAGTCCTTTCCATCTGGCGGGCAGTAGTGCCGTTGACGCGCTGACCGGTTACCCACTGGGTGTGATAACTCTCTGCGTTTGCCAGCAGGTCGTTGAGGCTGTGGCATTTGCGCAGAACGGCGGCATCGCTGGTCTTCAGGAAGTGGGCAGCTACGTGGTGAGCGACATCAGCGCCGAGACGGTCGACCAGTTGGCCGAGCTGGCCGCCGACCTTGGCGTTCCACACCGGCCAGGCGCTGTAACGCTTGCGGTAGGCCATGGCGTAATTCGCCCAGACCTTGAAGGTTTTACAGTTACGATCTTTCGGCCCAGGCATATCGGCGGGAATCTCAACCCGTGGCGTGTCGGCGCGATCGTCAACCACAGCCAACCCGCAGGACTGACCCGGCTCGCCGGGAGGGTCTTTCAAGTCCTGACTTGTACCCTGATTGGTATCCTGATTACTTGTATCCTGATTTGTCGGAGATTTTTCCGACCCTTGCCCGGATTTTTTTCCGACCTTGATCGGATTTTTTTCCGATGTAGCTCGGATTTTTTTCCGAGCCTTGCCGTCTGGTAGGGTCGGATATTTTTCCGACCCGTCGAGCTTCTGATTCCACTCGACGGCCCTGGCTGTCAGACGAAAAAGCGTGATATTTGAAGTGCTAGAAAGCTCAATCAAACCGGCCTCCTCCAGAGCCTTCAGCATGCGGTAAGCGGTATCAGGCTTGTCAGTGAGTAGCGGAAGCTCCTCGATGATCTTCGCTTTGCTCAGCGCGAAGAAAATCCCGCCATCGGTCTTGATTGGCTTGGTCCAGCTGGGACAGCCGTAGACGAAGGCAAACAGCAGGGCCTGCTGAGAATTCAGCCCCCATTCCAACGCCTTCACCTGGTTTATCGTGACGGTGTACTGCATATCAGGACTTCCCGACCTTTTTGGTCCGGCTCATCAGGCAGCCTTCAGCGATTCGCGAAGCACTTGAAGCGCGTCGATCGCTTCTTGAATGGCTTTGTCGCCTTGGGCTTTTTCGTGCTGGCTGATGTGGTTGTCGATGGTGGCGTCGTAGACCAGGCGCTTTACGTCTCCCGACTCGGCGGCAAGGTGAGCAAGCGCAGCGAGCAAAGGCTTCGGCGCTGGCCGATGACGTGCAACCACATCACATCCGAACTCGGCTGCGAGTGCATTCAGCGGACGCAGATCGTTCGTGTGTAGCAATATTCCGAACAGGTGCTCTATGGTCAGATGGTGAGCATCGTTATCTGGGTTGGCTCGCTGGAGAAGGCTCACGTGAGCAACCCCCATTTTCGCTGCCAGGCTCTTGGCCTCGTTTTCGAGCACTGCGCTCTGGCAGGACCGCAAGAAATTTTCCATTCGTAAAGCCTCAGATTTGTTTCAGTGGTGGCGAACTGCGTGGTGCAGCAGAATCCGACTCGCGCTCTGGTCACGGCTCAGCCGTTGGTTGACTTGGGTTACGCGGCTGATTTTCTAGGCTGAACAGCACAGAGTTGGCGGGCAGTTACCTGTCCGCCAGTGAGCTCTTCAGCCAAAAATGCTTTATTCGCACCCATGGCGTGCGTGCCGTTGAACCAATAGGAAACGGCGGCCTGGGATACGCCCAGTGCTGCGGCGGTCTTTGCTTGCCCGCCAAAGAACTCGACGAGCTTTTCAATGGGGGTCATAGCGTCAACTCCTGATAAGCATGCTTATATCGTATGGATAAGAAGGCTTATTTGCAAGCATATAAGGGACCTTATAAGTTGCTCTGCATGACTACACTTGCCCAAAGACTGAAACTCGCTCGAGCGCACGCCAAGATCACCCAGCGAAAGCTGGCGGAGCTCGCAGGCGTGGAGCAGCCCGCTATATCCCAAATGGAAAGCGGAAAGACGCTCAAGTCCGCGCATCTCGTCGCGCTGGCCAAG